TCGATGCTGGAACACTTGCTAATCTTCCCGCTGGCTTTAAAGCTCGCGGTATTCGCATCCGTGATGCTGACGAGCCTTTGTCTCCCGGTGAGTTTCGCGATATTGATGTTCCCGGTGGAGCTCTTCGAGAGAGTATTCTGCCGCTGCCGTACAAAGAGCCAAGCCAGACATTAATGGCTCTTCTTGGGTTTGTTGTTGATGCTGGGCGCCGTTTTGCGGCAATTGCTGATTTACAGGTTGGAGATGGGAATCAGCAAGCCGCTGTAGGAACAACGGTAGCGCTTCTCGAGCGTGGCTCAAAGGTCATGTCCGCAATTCACAAGCGTTTGTATTACGCGCAAAAACAAGAATTCCGTATGTTAAGCAAGGTTTTTGCCGAGTCTCTGCCGCCGATGTATCCCTATAATGTCTGGGGTGCAGAGGCCATGATCAAGCAGGCCGATTTTGATGAGCGCATTGATGTCATTCCTGTATCCGATCCCAACATCTTTTCGATGTCGCAGCGGCTGGCTTTGGCACAGACACAGTTACAATTAGCGCAATCAAATCCGGAAATGCACAATCTTTATGAAGCATATCGGAGAATTTACGAGGCAATAGGGGTCCAAAACATAGAGGCTCTTTTGCCCACGCCTAAACCGCCGCAACCCATAGATCCGGCAATCGAGAACGCCCGTTCCATTATTCAGGAGACTTTACAGGCTTTCCCGACCCAGGATCATGATGCCCATATGACGGCGCATATTTTGTTTATGAAAACGCCTATTCCAGCCTCGACGCCGCCTATTTTTGCCCTTCTTCAGGCTCATCTTTGTGAGCATATTGCCTACAAGGCGAGAGGTGTCGCCATGGCTGAGATGCAAGTTGCATCGCAACAGGCAGCGCAAATGGGACAGCAGCCGCCGCCGATGGATGTTGAGGCCAAGGTTGCTCAATACATTGCTCAGTATACGGATGAAGTAATGGCCGCACTGATGCCACCGCCAGAAGGGCAAACCGATCCCTTGGTTCAGCTACGTTCCAAGGAATTGGATATCAAGGCGGCAGATGTACAGCGTAAGGCTAGTGAGTTTTCCGAGAAACTTGCGTTTGAGGTCGAAAAAGAAGATGAAAGACAGGATTTGACACGTGAAAAGATAGATTCTCAAGAAGATATTGCGTTGTTGCGCGCTGAAGTGAATAGAGAGCGCATTCAACAAGGAGCGGCGGGGCGCGGCAATTAATGCCTATCCGTAAGGTGAAAGGCGGGTGGACATTTGGCGGTGCTGTATATAAGACCTTAAAGGCGGCTAAAAGAGCGTATAAAGCCTATTTGGCCAAGAAGCATGGGGCTAAACGAAAAAGAAAGGCGTAATGTTTCACGTGAAACAAATTAAGGAAAAGGGCATGAACAGATCGAATTTAGGGAAGATTACGCAAATGGCAGATCAAATGGACATTCCAAAGCAGGAAGTGAGGGGTCTTATGACTAAGGCGAAAAAGAAGAATGACGCGGCTGGGTACATGGAAGGCGGTCACGTCTATGTTGTCACCTTTGGTAGTGAAGATGTTCCCGTTGAATGGGGCCGTAAGGAACTCGAAAGTGACACGGAGCAGTTAATCCAAGGTAGCGAGTCCCAGGTCCGTGGCCGTTACTTCAACAACAACGATGGAAAAGGAACTTTCTGATGGGAATAGGACTTAGACGTATAACCTTAAATCCCAAAAAGGGCATGGTTACAGAAGAAAGAGCGAAAGCTAGAGCATCAGGAGCCGTAGCTAAAAAAACGGGAGAGGCTCGTAAGAATGTAAGTGGCCGAGAACTGGATGCCTATCTACGAGAAAACGATGGTGGTAAAGCCGGGAACACGCCAACACGCTAAGCAAAGAGGGACGAATGAGTGGGATTGGATCTTCTCAAAACCTTACTTCCGCTGGTAGTCTTTGTGGTTGGCGCGTTGGTCGTAGCCGTGCGCTTACAATCCCAAGTTCAGGCGCTACAACGCGACCTTCGAGAGTTGGAAAAAAAGCAAACCTATGTGAGCGTGGTTAAGCTGGAAGCGAAGATGGAACAAGCTGAAAAGAATGTAAGCGCACTGTGGCAATTCACAAACAGTTTGCGTGACCGTTTTAATGGGTCAAAGTAAAATGACTGAAACTGCGGCGTTAAAAGCGGCTCGTGAACAGCGTGAAAGATCAGAGAAAAAGGCTCGAGAAGCGAGAAAGGCTGTCCGCATAGCCCAGATGAAGCGGCACGTGGCCCGAAAAGCCAAAGGGGTAGGAGTCGAAATCAAAAGAGCGGCACCCGGCCCTGGCCTTAGAGGTTATAGTCTTATTGAATATTTAAAGGATAATGATGGTGGTCCTGCCGTCAAAATACGTTTCCGTAAATAAGGAGAACCTGCTGATGCCTGAAGTTACTGACGAAGAGACTGGTGAAGTGACAAAGTTTTCTTACGATGAGCCGGGTATAAAGGCTGCGGCTAAAGCTTCCGCGCCGAAAAATCCTACGGGTGCAGACGTAGTGGAATCTATGGGGATTTTGAATTCTGAAGATCCGGATCTTTATGATAAAGCGCATTCAGAACAGGTATTGAAAAATGCGACCCCTGAACAGAAAGCGCAGGCTCGTAAAGATTTGGACATACCAGAAGGTATGAATATGGGCGGTGTTGTCGTAGACGAACTTGGTTACATGCAGGGCGGCATGAACTTCACCAATCGCGGCCCTGTTAAATACGCCAAGGGCGGCGCGGTTCGTGGCAAAAGATTCAGCGGTTCTTATTAAAGTATGGCGGATCCGACAACTTTCGCGTATTCCTTACTGAAAGCTATTCAGGAGAGAATATCTCTCACGCAGGAAGCTATTCTCCAAGGTAGCCCAAAGAGCATGGAAACATACAAACAACTGGTCGGAGAACTTCAGGGACTTGAGTTCTCTGAGCGTGAGATAAAAGATCAGTTGCAGAAAACGGAGGACGAATGAGCAAGACTTTATATGTTCCTGATCACATAGCTAAGAAAGAAAAACAGAAAAAAGAAGCTGTGGCCTCTGCGTATGTAAACCAGGAAGATAAGGTCTTAGATCCTTCCTTACTTGATTTATCCCTAAGTGAGCGTCTTCCGCAGCCAACCGGCTGGCGTATTCTTGTAATGCCTTATGCTGGCAAAGCCACGACTGACGGCGGCATTCATATCCCAGATCAAACAAGAGATCGTGAGGCATTGGCAACTGTTGTTGCCTATGTTCTTAAAGTTGGACCATTGGCGTATCAGGATGAAGGTAAGTTTGGACCAGACTGTTCCCCATGGTGCAAGGAAGGCCAGTGGATCTGCATTGGCAGATACGCGGGCGCTCGTTTCAAGATTGACGGAGGAGAAGTCCGTATAATCAACGATGACGAGGTTATTTCGACTATTAAGGAACCTGACGATATTAAACATGTCTAGAAAGGAGAAGGAGGAATTAGGAATGATGACATGCCAGAGGAAAAACCCATTGAAGTAGGTGATTCAGACGAATCGCCCGTTGATGTAGATATTCCACAAGAAGATGCTTCTAAAGAGACATCTCAAGAGACAGAGCAAGTTCCTCAAGAAGAAAATGAAGAGGAACTCGAAGAATACAGCGCCGGTGTTAAATCCCGTATTGACAAGCTGACAAAGAGATTTAGGGAAGAAGAACGTCAAAAACAGACGGCGGTTGAGTATGCCCAGAATGTCAAACAGGAAAACGATTCGCTAAAGGGTAGACTTGAATCCCTCGATAAAGGATATCAAGAGCAATTTGGTGGTCGAGTAACCTCCCAGCTTGATTCGGCTAAACGTCTTCTCAAAGAAGCCCATGAAAATGGTGATGTAGATAAGATTGTCGAAGCGCAAGAAGCGTTGGCAGCATTATCCGCTGAGAAGGGAAGATTGGCGGCTGCGCAGCAAAAAGCAGTGCGAACGCAGGCTCCTCAACAAACAACTCCAGTACCTCCTCCACAACCACCGGCTAAAGCTGATCCTAAAGCAGAAGCTTGGGCAGCAACGCATGACTGGTTTGGGCAGGATGAAGTTATGACATATGCCGCTTTTGGAGTTCATAGGCGGTTAATAGAGGATGAGGGGTTTGATCCTCAATCCGATGAGTATTATGCTGAACTTGACAAAAGAATGGTTGCCGAGTTTCCTCATAAACTTGGTAAGAAATCTTCGTCAAACGGGGGAAGCAAGAAGGTTGCGTCAGCCGAAGCTTCCGCATCCCGCAACAGAAGTGGACGAAAAACTGTGCGATTAACGCCCTCTCAAGTTGCGATTGCAAAAAGGCTCAATGTGCCGCTTGAAGAATACGCAAAATATGTGAGGGATTGATCATGACAACAGAGAACACAGCTCTCCAAAAGTCTACGAGAACGCCTCGGAGTAACAGCACACGCGCAAATCAAGCGCGCAGGGAACCTTGGAAGCCCCCGTCCATGTTGGACGCACCGCCTGCACCGGAAGGTTTTCGCCATAGGTGGATTCGGGCAGAAGTTATGGGTTTTGATGACCGCAAGAATGTAGCGGCTCGCAGCCGTGAAGGCTGGGAGTTGGTACGCGGTGAAGAATACCCAGACTTTGAGATACCGACCATCGAAGACGGCAAACATGCCGGCGTTATTGGGGTAGGAGGATTATTGCTTGCCAAGATCCCCGTTGAGGTTGTCGAGGAACGCAAAGAATATTTTCAGAGCATGACTCGCAATCAAATGACGGCTGTTGATAACGACTTAGCGCGTGAACAACATCCGGCGATGCCTATCAGTAAACCTGATCGGCACTCTCGTGTAACTTTTGGTGGTCCTCAAAAAGAAGAGGACTAGGAGCAATGTAGATGGCAAATAGCAATGGAAGCTTTGGCCTTCGCCCTTTGAGCAAACAGGGCGCGGCGTCTAATTCCACTGGTATGACCCAATACTCCGCGTATGAAATTGCGAACGGCAACACAGATAAGCTGTATCACGGCGAACCTGTGATTCCTCTTTCCACTGGCTATATAGGCGCTCCAGGCGCTGCGGCTGGTGGATCAGTTGGTATGCTGGGAGTGTTTCAGGGTTGTGAGTATGTGTCTAGTACCACTGGAAAACCTGTTTGGAGTAATTACTGGCCTGGTTCTGGGGCAGATTCCAATCATCCTGTTAAAGCATACGTCAATGACGATCCAATGCAGCTTTATGTTATTGCAACGGATGCGACTTGGACGAGCAAGGCTACGGCTCGCGCCGCAGTTTTTGCTAATGCAAACTTCTCAACGGCTATCACAGGGACAGACGCTACTGGTGTGTCCCTTGGTCGCTTGGCAATCAGCACGATTAACACCACAGCCGCTCTGCAAATGCGGATTGTGGGTTGGCTTGATGATCCAGAGAATGCTGATTTCACAGCGGCTGGTATCGGGGCAATTGTTAGGTTGAATAACCACTTCAATAGCAATAACGGTGCTATTGCGGCTGGTACGCCTTCAACCACTGGCGTATAGGAGGGTTTGAGAGATGGCTATTAGTAGAGCTCAATTAGCTAAAGAGCTAGAGCCTGGCCTCAATGCCTTGTTTGGACTTGAGTACGCCAGGTATGACAACGAATCTGCCGAGATTTATGATACTGAATCCTCAGAACGCGCATTTGAGGAGGAGGTCATGCTTTCCGGTTTCGGGTCAGCACCCGTCAAATCGGAAGGATCGGCGATTTCATTTGATGATGCGCAAGAAGCGTATACTGCGAGGTATACGCATGAGACTATCGCGCTTGCTTTCTCCATTACGGAAGAAGCAATCGAGGATAATCTCTATGACCGATTAGCATCCCGTTATACGAAAGCTTTGGCGCGTAGCATGGCCAACACCAAACAGGTGAAGGGTGCAGCTACCTTGAATAATGCTTTTGATAGCTCGTATACGGGCGGCGATGCTAAGGAGCTTTGTGCTACGGATCATCCTCTTGTGAATAACAATGATCTTCGCAACGAGCCTAGCACGGCTGCTGACTTGAACGAAACGAGCCTTGAGAATGCTCTTATTGACATCGCAGCTTTTGTCGATGAGCGCGGCCTTAAAGTCTCGGTACGTGGNNAAAAGATGNTTGTTCCTCCCGCGCTACAGTTCGTGGCGGATCGTCTTCTTGAATCCACTCTTCGTCCAGGTACGGCGGATAATGACATTAATGCTACGCGGAACATGGGAATGCTTCCGCAAGGCTATGTCGTTAACCACTATCTTACGGATACTGACGCATGGTTTATCAAAACCGATGCTCCAAGAGGATTTATCCACTTTGAGCGGATGCCGATGTCCACTAAGATGGAAGGTGATTTCGATACTGGTAATGTGAGGTTTAAAGCCCGCGAGCGTTATAGCTTTGGGTGGTCGGATCCACGTTGCGTATTTGGATCTCCTGGCGCATAAAAGATCAAGGGGGAGGGGCAACCCTCCCCCTTTCTATCATCTAGGATTTTATAGCCCTAGCGACTGGCCTAGCAGACGCTTACAAGACACTGGGGCAAAACCTTTGTAAGGAGGTAGCCAAATGGCTAACACAACTTTCAACGGAGCCGTTCGTTCAGAGAATGGTT